GCCTCGCGCACCAGTTCGTCCACGATGCTGGCGCGGCTGCGGCGCTGGTCTTCTGCAGCCTTGTCCAGAAGCTCTCGAGTGTCCTGGCGCAGCCGGATGAGGAAGGGTCGGGTTGGGCTGTTCATAGACCAATAGTGTATTGCGCTGTGCAATCGACGCAACGCCCGAACCCTGCTTTTTGCGGTGTTCTTAGGGTATGTCCTAGGTCTGCGTGCCGTTTGGGGAGTTGACAGGCGATATACACCCGTCCGATACTGCGTCCATGTTCAACGGGCAGATGACGCCCCAAGGAGTTGCGACATGAATACCGACCAACAGCTTGATGCCCGCGAAGCCCGCCGCCTTGCGGCCGGCGCACGCGCAGAGGCACGCCTCGAGAAGCGCGAAGCAGCCGCCGAAATGATGGTCGGCGAACTGGCCTCCGGCCGGTTCTACGTCTGGCCCGTTGGCGGCAAGTACCGCGAAGCGGCCAGCCAGTACGAACTGGTGCAGTACCTGCTCCGCAACAAGTACGCTTGAGGGAGCGACGCAATGGCACCGCACAACGGCAAGTTCGTCGCTTACTTCCGGGTCTCGACCGACCGCCAGGGCCGCTCGGGCCTGGGCCTGGACGCCCAGCGTGAGCGCATCCTGGCCTACCTCAATGGGGGCAACTGGTCGCTGATCGGGGAGTTCACCGAGGTCGAGTCGGGCCGCATGAATGACCGCCCGGCCCTGGCCGACGCCATCAAGCTGTGCAAGCGGGAGAAGGCCACCCTGGTGGTGGCCACCCTCGACCGCCTGACCCGCGACCTGGCATTCGGCGCGATGCTGCTCAACGACACCCGCGTGCGCTTCGTCTGCGCTGACTTCCCCGAGGCCAGCCGCGAGATGCTGCAGATGCGCATGGTCTTCGCCGAGTGGGAGGCCCGCAAGATCGGCGAGCGCACCAAGGCGGCCCTGGGCGAGCTCAAGAAGAAGGGCGTGAAGCTGGGTTCGCCCACGCCCGAGATCGGCAGCGCCGCCGGCATCAAGCGGCTGCAGGAGAAGGCCGACGCCTACGCAGAGCGCGTCGGGCCCATGGTGCGCGAGATCATCCGCAAGTCCGGCGCGAACACCCTGCGCGAAATCGGCCAGGCCCTCGAGGCCCGTGGCGTGGCGACGCCTCGCGGCGGCTCCAACTGGGGCCCGACGCAGGTCAGCAACCTGCTCAAGAGGATCAAGTGATGGAAGCCAGCACTCTGATCCTGGCCATCGGCGTGGCCGTTGCTGTGATCGGCCAGGCCGGTTTAATCCTTTGGTGTAGGCGGGGCAAGAACCATGCCAGCAGCGTGGTTACCGAGCGCGCCCGTCTGGTCGAAGCCGCCGCTGATCACCAGGCTGCAACGGAACTGTCAAAAACTGGCAAGCTGGGCAGCAAAGGAGGCGTTGATGAGTGACCCGGATTTCAACTGGTCTCAGACTTACCCCGAGGACATCGGCAAGCTGGGCCAATACCTGGCCAACCTAGGCCAACCGATGAACTGCAGGCTGGACATCCGACTAACCAGCCTGGAGGAGCTAAAGAAGGCCGCAGTGCTGATCAGCGAACTGAACAAGGCGCTGAACCATCTGGCCTATGAAGACCAGCGCGACCCCGTTCTGCGCGTCCTGATCGCCCGTGATGCGATGCAACACGCACGCAGGGGCTTGAAGTACATGAGGGCCAAGAAATTCGCTCAAGCGAAGCCCGCGAAGAACACTACCCGTAGTGTTTCCTGGCCGGTACAGGTTGGGAATTTGGACAGGCCCTGGAAGAGGCCTGACGTTTCATAGTAATCAAGGAGATGGAGATGATCCAACCTCGTTCCGACTGCTCGGTGTCGCATAATGTATATAGTGACAAATACATCACTGCACACTACATACAGTGTTTCGTACCTGAGCACGAAGCGCTGATCGACAAGCTCTGTGGCGCTGCAGCAATTCTGCTGCTGATAGCCGCCTTGCCCTTGGCCATGGTGGCGGGGTGAGCCATGAGCGTCAACACCCCCGTTGTACCTGACCAGCACCTGCTGGCGGGCAAGCCCTACGTCATCGCCGCGGCCACCGACGTGCAGGCCACCTGGCTTCGCCATGGCTGGACGCCGCCCGACCGCCGCCGGCAGCAGGAGATCCGCGAGCAGCTGAATAGGCTGCAGCCCCTGGTTGAGGAGGTCACCCAATGACCGCCGCCACCCAGGAGCTCGCCGGCCGGATGCTCAAGGAGCACCAGCTGGCCATGTTCGAAGCGCGTGAGCACGCCTTCCTCGAGCGGTGCCGGGCACTAGCCGTAGAGCTCGCCCGCCGGCATGGCCAGGTCTGCATCAACGACATCCGCGCCGCCATCGAGGTGCCGCCCGGTGTCCACCCGTCTGTCCTGGGGGCGGTCTTCCGCACCCGGACGTTCCAGGCCATCGGATACACCGAGGCCACCCACGCCGCAGCGCACGCCCGAATCGTGCGCGTTTACACACTCAGAAAGGAATAAACCATGGCCGGGAAACTGACCGACGACAAGGAGATGAGCGCCAGCCGCCTGCCAGGCCTCATGGGCTACAGCAAGTACAGCAGCCCCAACGATGAGCTCCAGTTCAGCATCAACGCCATCGACGGCAAGGAGCGCCCCGACATCGGCAACGAAGCCATGGCCTGGGGCAACACCCTCGAGCCGGTGATCCTGACCGAGGCGGCCAAGCGCTTGTGCCTGGCCAGCTTCGACACCGACATCAAGCAGGCCTACACCCACCGCAGCTTCGCCCTCAGCTGCAGCCTGGACGGGGTGGGGTACGGGGATGGCCAGGAGATCGTGACCGACCCGGAAGCCGGCATCTACGTCGTCGGCCAGGACAGCATCAAGCTGGACGGGCCCGGCGTGCTCGAGGCCAAGCTGACCAAGGTCGCGCCCGAGGAGACCCCGCACCTGGCGCGGGGGCCGATTCAGCTGCAGGGCCAGATGCTGGTGACGGGGCACAAGTGGGGCGCGGTCTGCGTGCTCTACGAAGGGATCGCGTTGAGGGTGTTCCTGTTCTCGCCTCACCGCGACACACAGCAGGCCATCATCAAGGCGGTCACCGACTTCGAAGGCCGGCTCGAGAAGTACCGCACCACGGGCGAGATCGACTGGTATCCCCCGCAGAGCAGCAAGGAGCTCGACCGCATCCACCCCTATGCGGTCAACCGCGACCTAGTGAAGCTGCCCGACAGCGTCGAGGCCCTGGCCTCGAGCATCCTGGCCAGCAAGGCCACGATCAAGGCCGCCGAGGCCGGCATCGAGGAGTGCGAGAAGCAGATCAAGCAGCTGCTGGGCGACGCCGAGCGCGGCCAGGCGGGCAAGTTCCAAATCACCTGGGGAATGCGCAACTACAAAGCCCAATCGGCCCGCATGGTGCCTGCAAAAGACGCCTACAGCGTGCGCCAGAGCACCCTCACGATCAAGGAGGCCAGCACATGAACGTCGCCGCCCTCGAGCAGGCCTACGACAAGGCGGTCTGCGCCTTCTTAAACGCTGTGCCCAGCGCCAGCGAGGAGCAGGCCGAGGCCTGCATCGAAGCAATCTGCGAGATGGTGCTGGCCACCCTCGCATCACAACTGACGGAGGAAGCCCATGCAACTGACAACCACTAATCAGCGGGGCTTCGCGCCCGCCACAATCACTGAGGCCATGCAGTTCAGCGAGATGCTGGCCGGCAGCAACATGGTGCCCAAGGCCTACCAGGGCAAGCCGCAGGACATCCTGGTCTGCGTGCAATGGGGCTATGAGATTGGCCTGGCACCCATGCAGGCGCTGCAGAACATCGCCGTCATCAACGGCAAGCCCAGCGTCTACGGGGACGCGGCCATGGCCCTGGTGCAGGCCTCGCCAGTCTGCGACAACATCGAGGAATACTTCGAAGGGGAGGAGGGCTCGGGCAAGTACCGCGCCGTCTGCGTCGCGCACCGCAAGGGCCGGCAGCCGGTCACCGCCACATTCTCGGTCGAGGATGCCAAGCGGGCAGGGCTGTGGGGCAAACAAGGCCCCTGGCAGGCCTACCCCAAGCGGATGCTGCAGATGCGGGCACGCGGCTTCGCCCTGCGCGACGCCTTCCCCGACGTGCTCAAGGGCCTCATCACCGCCGAGGAGGCCCAGGACTTCCCCGATGAGGAGCGCCGCCCGGCCAAGGAAATCACGCCCCGCAAGCCGGCCAACCCGCTGGACGTGATCTCCCCGCCTGACCCGCCGCCTGCGCAGCTTGAGGCCCCAGCCCTGGCCGAAACCGAGTTGCAGAACGTGCCTGCAGAATCTGTAGAACCCGCTGCCGAATCCGAGCCGGTAGTGCTCGAGCACCTCGAGGTCATCGAGGTCGAGATCAATGAGCCGGATGAGCCAGAGAACATCCCCGGCTTCGCTCTTATGGTGCCCGGCAAGGATGAGCCGTTCTCCATGCACGGCAGCCTCGAGGAGTGGCAGGACGCCTATGAGGCGCTGGCCGACCGCACCGCCAGGGCAGGCAAGGTGCCCCCGCGTGACCGCATGACCAGGCTGCGGGAACTGCGCGAGGCCAATGATGATGTCATGAAGAGCATGGACAGCCTCAAGCGGGTGCGCCACGTCGCCGCCCAGCAGCAGCGCCTGGCCGCGTTGGGAGCCGCCAAATGAAGGCGCTGACGTGGATCGCCGGGGTGACCCTGGGGTGGGTTGCCTTTGGCCTGTTCGCCAGGATCCTGGCCGAGCTCTTCCTGCTCGGCTGGGGACTGATCTAGAGCACGGTCGCCAGCACCGCCTTGTAGCGGCGTTGGCGATCCTCGAGCCCGATGGTGCCCCCGTTAATGCGTTTGGTCAGGCCGACGAAGTCGTCCGCATCAGCGAGGGGCCCGCATTTGTTGCTCACCCAGAACCAGGCGGCAGAGGCAGCTGCGTGCTCGAGCTCGAGCAGCAGGTCGGGCTGAGCCACCAGGTCGAGGCCCAGGCCCTGGCCGCAGCGGGTGTAGTTGTCCTTGCCCGTCAGCTGCTTGAGACCCCGCCCGCGATAGCGCCAGCCGTCGCCCGACTCAATCGGGCCGTTGCCCATGCGCGCCGAATACACCACGTTGGCGATCATCTCGGGCTTGCGGTGCAGGGCCAGGGCGAACTTGTTGGGCTGGTTCTTGCCGTTGGCCTTCACCGCCTTCTTGTCGGGCCCGAGCACCGCAAAGCGGCTGGGCCAGATGGCGGCCATGCCGTCAGCGCTGTAGTTGAGATTCTCCTGCAGCAGGGTGTAGCCACCTGATTCGTGCGCGGTCTGCGCCAGCCAGGCGGCCACCTGGCGCGGGGTCTCGATGCCGAACCTAGCCATTGAATTCTGGACAGGCGCAAGCCAGCGCTCGGCCACGTCGGCCTTGATGCCAGCCGCCTTCAGCTGGTCAATGCCAGGCCTCACTTCTTCTCATCCTTCTTGCGGCTGCCGATGCTCGAGCCCAGCAGGAACTGGAACATCGAGGCCACCATGGTGCCCAGCACGAAACCCAGGATCGTGTCCGCGAATCGGATGTTGTCGGCCGGGATCTGACCGAAGGTGATGAAGCCGATGTAGGTCGCGGACAGCAGCGACCAGAAGCCGATGAAGTAGTAGACGAAGCGCCGCACCAGCGGGTCGTCCGACTCCATGGCCTTCAGCTGCATATCGCGTGCGCCCTGCATATTCTTGAGGTCGATCTCGGCCATGAACTCCTCATGTTTCATGGCCGCCTCTTTGAGCTTGGCGACATCACCCGCGTCCATCTGCCCCTCTGGCTTGAGCTCGACTCCGAGCTTCTGCTGGACGTAGTCCACCCCCTTCTCCATGACAGCGTCGGCCACCTTGGGCAGACCGTTGGAGATGAGACCCGAGACAATGGAAGCGACGATTGGCAGCATCAGATCACCATGGCGTAGACGAACAGAGACAACCCAGCACCGCCGACGACGATGCTGGCCCACAGCAGCTGCATCATCACGGCGAGGATTGCCGCAGAGCTCAGGACGATGGCCAGCTGCAGCGCCATGCCCGCATAGGAGAACCAGGGGCTGCGCTGCTTGGCCAGATCACGCTGGGCCTCAGCGGCTCGCGCCTTCTCGGAGATCTCCTCCATGTCGGCGCGCTGCTTGGCAGCCTTCTCATCGTGGCCAGCGGTTTCGAAGATCGTGGCGCGCACGTTCTTCGCCTGGAACCACGCCCAGTAGTTGTTTGCCGCGATGGTGCCGTTGAGAACCTTGCTCGAGTTGCTGCCGCCAAACATCCCGTTGACGGCCAGCAGCAGGGCGAAGATGGAGATCGTCAACGCAGCCCATTGCTTGACGTAGGCCTCACGCTCGGAGCGGGAGGCGGTGGGGTTTGGTGCTTTGAACATCAGAATCCGCAGCTTTTCGCTGCCTTGCAATGGTCGTATCCGAGGTAGGCCATGTAGGCCATGCCACCCAGCGTGAGCGAGATGAGCACAACGCCGATGCCGGTCTCGATGGCCTGGGCGATCTGCTTCTTGCGGCGTGCTGCCGCTTCCTTCTCGCGCTTGGCCTCGAGGGCATCGTCGCGGTTCATTTGCGCGACGCGGTTCTGGATGTCTTGCCAGACATCGGCGTTGCCGCTCTGGAAGAACATCATCTTGAGTTCTTCTTCGAACTGGCGCTGCTGCATGAGCTCGAGCTCGACCTGGATGGCCGCGCCCATGTTGCTGCCGCCCTTTTTCTTGTTCTCTTGCACCGCCTTGGAAGCGGTGTGCTTGGCGTCGAAGTATTTGCCCAGGAGAGGGCCGAGCGAGCGCACGTCATCGACGGTCTTGCTGGCCTTCTTGATGAGGTTGACGGCCGTGCTGACGGCCGCCATCGCGGTGATTGGGTCGATCACAGCTACGCCTTGGTGACCAACCCGATCAGCAGGATGATGATTGCTCCTGCGCTGCCGATCAGAATGTGCTCCAGGCGCTTGAGCCTGGCGTTGATGCCGGCATACCGCTCGGCACAGACCGCCTCATGCGTTGTGAAGCGAGATTCAACCTCGGAGACCATTTACATCACGCCTTTCTCCCGCTTGGGATTTGTACTGCACATGAGATTTCAAGCCGCTGCGCCAGGCGAACTAGGCCAGGCCACGTTCCACGGGAACCCCGCCTGCGCGGTGACATCCCGCAGCGCCTGGCGGTAGGTCGCCCAGGCCGCCTTGTCCACGGGCGCGTCCAGCACCTGCGTCCAGTCGCTGTCCTTGAGCTTCTGGTTGCGCTGCTCGCGCATGGCCTTGGCCTGTTCTTCGTCCTTGCGGGCCTTGTAGGCGGCCTCGTGCTGCGCGGCCGTTGTCACGTTGCCGCTCTCGTCTGTGGTGTCGAAGAACGTCGGCCCCAGGGCGTACTTGGTGTACCACTTGCCGTCGATCTGCTCGACGCCAGCGTAGACGCTGAATTGGTAGCGGTCGCCGCCGGTGGCCTGCGGCCCCTCAAACACCACGTCACCGCCGAAGTCGTTGATGATTTCTACGGTCAGCTGCGGTGGGAACCCGGTGTTGGGGAACAGCGCCCGGAACTCGCTGTGGGTGACCAGTGCGCCATCGGCGCGAAGTCGGATGTTCATGCTTTGCTCCTTATGCGATGGCGAGGTAGATGTAGGTTGCGCTGCTGACGTTGATGTTGCAGGTCGCCTCTTGGTTGACGACGATGCCTACGCTTGTCGGATCAACCGCGTCCGCGCTGGTCACTTCTGCTGCGGTGCTGTTTAGGCGCAGAGCAGGGTCTGCCGGTGCGGTAATGCCGCGAGCCGAGTCGTAGACCCACCAATCACCGGTGGAGTCGGTGCGCTTCACAAGGAAGAACCGAGCGCCGCCAGTGAACCCGCAGTCGATGGTCTGGCTGCTACCGTTGCCGGTGTATGAGCCGACCTTGCTGACGCCGGGGCAGGAGGCGAACAGGTAGGCCACATGAGTACCTCCAGACCCATTAACACCGCCACCGCCATCTACTCTGAAAGTTGTTGATGTCGGCTGCGCCCATATACCGTCGCCGCCTGCATATGTAACAGTTGAAAGCGCCCAATCCAGATCTAAATATCCGGCCCTATAGTTTGATGCGCCAAAATTTGAAAAAGCTCTCCAATTTGCAGCCGTGTCCCTCCGCTTAATTATTATCAATTCCGGAGTTACACTTAAATTGTGGTCGACTGCTGTATTGTTAACGCCCGTCCCCCTATAGCAAACCACATCAAAGAAGCCGGGGGCTCGGCGAAAGTTCCAAAAAACATCGCTTAAAGAGCCCCACCAATTTGCCGCCCTAAACCCCGTATTATTCCAGCCCAAAGTTACTGCATTGGCCGTTGCTTCTGTGTTCGTACTTTGTGTAAACAAGTACCTCCCTGATGCTGTTGCAGTTGTGCTGACTCCGCGCAGCCTATCGACCACATACCGCTCGTTACTAAGGTTCCGAACAGTGGCAATTTGCATATCTACTGGAAAGTCAGTGGTAATAACTTGCCCACCAGATGGCGTGACTGCCACAGGACTAAACACACTCGTCCCCGTCGTCGGAGTTTTCATCGGGCCGCGACGGATGGCGATGTATATATATTCTCTGGAAGCACCTAGAATTGTTTGTGCGCCACTAGCAAAGCCTGTGGCGGTGGGAAACACATAATTACTATTGTTTGCTGCTTCTGCAGCGGAGGAATTTGGGGATAAGGTTGAGAATTGCTCATGTGCAAAGCCCCTCATCGTATCTACAACGTACCACGATTCCGGGAAATCTTGAGAAGTGCTTTTTAGCAAAAGCCATTGCGGTTCATACCCCAAAGACACCGAAAATTTACTAGAGGCATCGGTCGTAAAAGACCCACACGAAATCACATTGTCCGTACCCGTCAGGCCAAAGCCTCCTGCGTTGTGGGCGAAGAGGTAGGCGACGTATGTGCCGCCGTTAGAAGAAAAACTTTGAACATCAATTTGAGTTGTCGTGGCACCTAACCACGGGCTAGATGCGGCAATACCAGGAAAAGTAGTTCCAGCAAATCCTTGATCGGTTTGCAATGTCCCAAAACCATTTGTCGAACGGTGCACCACAAACCAGTTTCCTAAGCCGGTTGCGCTGGTCGCTTTAATGATTACGCATCCAGGCACAACACCAAGTGAATGCGAAATCCAATGTGGTGCTGCGCCAGTGCCAGTCCATGTGACAACATCAAAGAACTTCGGCTGCTTGCGGAATGTCCATGAGACGTAGTTGGTTCCGCTTGCATTGTTGCCGCCTACTCCAGTTCCGGTTCCCAAGGTGAAGCCTGTGGTACTAAACGCAGTTATTGCCT